AGTTTATGGCTATGCCTCATTTATTGGCTTGAATGCAGACCTAAATAAGGTTAAAGATAGAATAGATAGTCAAGAAGAAAATAAGGTGACTCAAAAAAAACTTATGATAAAAAATAACTTTGTGAATTCATGGAAATAGGGAATGGCTAATTTATTCGATACTGCAAACATACAAGAAAGAGAACCAACAGAAATAAGAGCTGGAGACATTCTCCAGTGGAAAAGGACTGATTTACATAAAGATTATCCTAATGATCAATATACCCTGAAATATACTGCTACTGTTTATCATGCTAATCACCATGATATTGATATTACTGCAAGTGCCTCTGGTAATGATTATTTAGTATCTGTCGCAAGTTCCACTACTGTCGGATATGATATTGGTGAATATGACTGGCAAGCCTATATCATTAGAAATTCTGATAGTGAGAGAATTACAATCGACTCAGGTCATTGGACTATTGTGGATGATTACGACTCTTCAAATTCTGATGTTAGAAGTCATGCACAAAAAATGCTTACTTATATTGAGTCCTTTTTAGAAACAAAAGCATCAAACGGAGATGTTAGTTCTTACAGTATTGGTGGAAGAAGTTTAACTAAATTTGGATTTGAAGAAATAACACAACTAAGAAATTATTATAGAAGAGAAGTTGTGCAACAAACAAAAAAACAAAGACTCAAAGGTGGTAGATATTCTACAGGTAATAATGTTAAGGTAGTGTTTTAATGGCAATAAAAGATTTTTTTAAATTTGGTAAAAAGAAAAAACTCAAAAGAAGTTATGAAGGTGCGAACACAACAAGATTTTTATCTGACTTTATACAACAATCAAGATCAGCAGATGATGAAATTAGATATTCTCTTAGACAGTTAAGAGATAGAACAAGAGAACTTCATCGTAATAATGAATATGCAAAAAGATTTGTCAATTTAATGGTGACAAACATTATTGGTAATCAAGGAATGACTTTACAGAACAGAGCAAAAGACGGAAACAATGAATTAGATTTTATTGCTAATAGTGTTATTGAAAGTCGCTGGAAGGAATGGAGTAAGTTTGGAAATTGTACGACTGATCAGAAAATGTCATTTCATGATTCATTAAAAATGGTTGTTCAAAGTTTATTTATTGATGGTGAAGTTTTAGTCCAGATGGTTAAAGATAAATCGAATAGATATTTATTCGCCATGAAATTTTTAGATATTGATTTATTAGACGAAGAAAAAAACGAAGTTTTACAAAACGGAAATACTATTCGTATGGGTGTTGAATTAGAAAAAGATACTGATAAGCCTGTTGCGTATCATTTGTTTGAATACAATCCTTATGATTATTTTATAGGTACACCAAAATCTAAAGAAACAATCAGAGTTCCAGCAGATAATATTTTACATATTTATTTTATGGAAAGACCTAATCAAACAAGAGGTGTTCCACCGATGTCACCAACAATTAAAAATTTTAAAATGCTTCATGGGTATCTGGAAGCGGAATTAGTTGCTTCTCGTATTCATGCTTCTCAAATGGGTTTCATTACTTCACCGAGTGGAGATGAATATATTGGAGATGTAGCACCTGAAAATGAATACACACAACAAATGAAAATAGAAGCAGGTACATTTCAACAACTACCAGCAGGTCATGATATTAAAACATTTTCACCTGAACATCCGACCAGTGCATTTGATACTTTTGTCAAATCTATTTTAAGACAAATATCATCTGGTTTAAATATTTCTTATCACAGTTTGGCAAATGATTTAACACAAGTAAATTACTCTTCAATAAGACAGGGTGAATTAGAACAAAGAGAATATTTTAAGACTATGCAAAAATTTATTGTTGATCATTTTTGTAAGCCTATTTATGGAGAGTGGCTCAAGATGGCGATGACTTCTACAGAGATGAATTTACCAATGGCTAAATATGATAAATTTAATTCACCAAATTTTCAGCCTAAAGGTTTCCCTTGGATTGATCCTTTAAAAGAAATTCAAGCTAACATCCAAGGATTAAAAAATGGAATTGTATCTGTTTCTGATATTGCTAGTAATTATGGAAAAGATACAGAAACTTTATTTGAACAAATTCAAGCCGATAAAAAATTAGCAGAGAAGTTTGGTTTAGATTATATGTTTGAGCCTTTTGGTATGGCTTTAAAAGATAATGATAATGTTCAAACACCAGAGGATAGTGATGACAACTAACTTTCCAGAAAAAGGTGATGATAAAAAAATATCTTTAAGAAACTCTAATTTTCCACAATTCGATTATAAGTTTGCTAAAGCGATGAAAGATAATACTCCCAAGATTTGGAGAGCTGGTGGAAATATTCGTGGTAATGAAGCCTATGAATTTTGGACTAAAGCAAGAAATGGTCAAGAAACTGAAGGTGTCACGAAATGGATAAAAGAGAGAGAGGCTTGGGCATCTCGACACTTTAGAGATGGAAAACAATTTAAAGATGATCCAACATTACAGCCGAATATGTCAAATGTTGCTGGAGTTGTAGCACAAATTAAATGGGGTGTTATTGGTACTCTTGGTGAACAGAGAATGAAAGATGTCATTTTAGAATTGACAAAGAAGCAAGAAGGTAAGAAGAATATAGATATAAAACAAGTTTCTGCGAGTGTGAAAAAAGCCTTAGAAAAAAAGGTCAAAGATCACAACGAAGAAGTCAAGGATAGTAAAGTTAAATGGAATGCCAGAACAACTTTAGCTGAATTGACAAAGGTAATGGAAAGAGGAATTGGTGCATATAAAACTAATCCACAAAGTGTTAGACCGAGTGTCTCATCACCAGAACAGTGGGGATATGCTAGAGTTAATTCCTTTCTTTTTGCATTACGAACAGGAAGATTTCAAGGTGGTAAACATGACACCGATTTATTACCAGAGGATCATCCAATGAAACCAAAAAAAGATGAGGAAAAGAAAATGGTTGATATAGAAAAAAGACACATCATCGCTGTTTCAGAGGATGAAGATAGTGTCACAATTAAATATGGTAAATCAGATGATTATGAAAGTGGTCTCCAAAGTCGTGAAAAAGACGAGGATAAGATGGATCATTTAGAAGAAGAAGAAAAAGATGCTCATTATGATGAAGAAAAAGATATGCACGAAGATGAGGAAAAAGATGGTCATGAAGATGAAAAGAAGGAAATGACCGATGAGGAAGAAAGAGATGCACACGAAGAAGAAGAAGAAGAAGAGGAAGAAGATAAACAAGATAAAGCCTTTTCAAATAATGTAGTGTATAGACATTTTTCATTAAAATCAGAAGAAAGTGAAATGATTGATGAAAAAAATAGAACTGTAAGAATAGCATTCTCCTCTGAACAGCCTTATGAAAGAGATTTCGGAATTGAAATTTTAGATCATGATAGAGCTAATTTAGAATTTATGGCTTCAGGAAATGCACCATTGTTATTAGACCATGATGCAACGAAGCAAATAGGAATTGTTGAAAACGCTTCAATAGACTCTGACAAGGTAGGAAGAGCCTCAGTAAGATTTGGAAAATCACCACTGGCTGAAGAAGTTTTTAATGATGTAAAAGATGGAATACGCAGAAACATTTCTGTGGGTTATGAAGTCTTTGATATGAAGGCAGTCGAGAAGGGAAGCGAGGAAGAGGGATCTTCCAAACGGACTTTCAGAGTTGCGTTCAAGCCATTAGAAGCTAGCATAGTTTCAATACCAGCAGATACTTCCGTTGGTGTTGGGCGATCTGCTTCAATTACTACAAACAATAGAATAGAAGGGAAAAACAACATGTCCGAAGAAAAAACAGTAAATCCTAATGATATTCTGAAAGCTGAAAGAAAAAGAGTTGATGAGATTTTAGCTTTAGGCTCTGAGCATAACTGCAAAGACTTAGCAAATGATCACATCAAATCTGAAACTTCAGTAGAAGAATTTAAAGGGGTTTTATTAAACCAAATAAAAGATAAGCCATTATCATCAGGTAATGAATTAGGTTTATCTAAGAGAGAAAAACAAGAATATTCTTTATTCAAAATGATCAATGGTCAATTATCTGGTCGTTGGGATAACGCAACTTTTGAAAGAGAGTGTTCAGATGAAATCGCAAAACGTACAGGTAAAGCACCTCAAGGTATGTATGTTCCAACAGAAATCTTTGCAAGAGATTTAACACAAGGAACTGCAACTGCTGGTGGACACATTACCCCAGATACACACAGAGGCGATTTATATATTGATGCACTTAGAGAACAGGCTTCTGTTCTTAGAGCAGGTGCTACAGTATTTAGAGGATTAAAAGGGGATATTAAAATACCTCGTTTAACAACTAAAGGCACTGTAGGATTTGTTGCTGAAAATTCAGCAGTATCAGAAACTAACCAAGCATTTGATCAGGTCACAATGACTCAAAGAGACCTTGGTGGTTTTGTAGATATCTCAAGACAGTTAATGAACAATGCAAATCCATCAATCGAGCAGATTGTAAGAAACGATATGACACAGCAAATTGCTCTTAAAATTGATGATGTAGCATTTGAAGGTGGAGCATCTAATGAGCCAACTGGTATTACACAAACAGCAGGCATTGGTTCTGTTGCTATTGGTACTAATGGTGGTGCGATTACTTATGATGCAACTATTGATCTTATCAAAGAAGTTGCAACAGATAACGCACTTAAAGGTAGTCTGGGTTATGCTGTGACTCCTGAGGTTGTTTATCAAATGAGAAAAACACCAAAGGTAGCATCAACTGACTCAATGATGATTATGGACAGTGCTGATAGTCTTAACGGATATCCAGTATTCCAAACATCTCAATTACCTAAAGACCTTACAAAAGGATCATTAAGTAGCACAGCTCATGCGATGATCTTTGGAAACTTCCAAGATTTATTAGTGGGTTTTTACTCAGGTCTTGATATCCTTGTTGATCAGTTTACTGGTGCTTCAGCAGGAACAGTAAGATTAGTATTCTTCCAAGGTGTAGATATTGCAGTTAGACATCCTGAGTCTTTCTCAGCAATTCTAGACATTGATGAGACTGCATAATAATAAATAAATAATATCCAGCATCCCATTGGGGGTGCTGGTTTACAAGGAAGGTTAAAAAATGAAAATTAAATTAATTAGAAATGTTTGCTTAGATGGTAAATCATATTCCAAAGATGATATAGTTGATACCACTGATCAGAATGGTAGCCAGCTAATTAGGATGGGTAAAGCTATTCCTTCTGATGGACAAAATAAATCTGTTGGACTAAAAGCATCTAAACCTAAAAAAAAATTAGAAGTTAAGGATGAATCCACCAGTAGTAGTATCTTGGATTGACTCTGGCTACGCTGACTCCTCTTGGATAGAAGCTAAGTCAAGAATAAATAAACCGATGCCAACTGCTCATTCAGTCGGTTGGCTTTATCATAAATCAAAAGACAAAGTAATCTTGTATTCTGCTTGGTGTTCCATAGATGGCAAATACGAAGATGGTTGCGAAGGATCATTACAAGAGATTGCAACTAAAAATATTTTAAGTATAAAAGAATTATCATGGCAGTAGAAACAGTAGAAGATAGAACATTATTATTAGCAGACTTTGGTATCACAGCCACAGTCACACCTAGTGGTGGAAGTGCCTCGGACATTACTGTGATTTTTGATAATGAGTATATAGACGTAGATATTGGAGAAGCTGGGGTACAATCTACACAACCAAAATTTATATGTAAGACAACTGATGTCTCTTCTTTAACAGAAGGAGATACTGCTGTTATTAATTCCACAACTTACTACATTCAAATTATCCAACAAGATGGAACAGGATTTAGTGAAGTCTTTTTAAGGGTAGCTAGCTAATGGCACATCAAAGAAAAACGATTAGAGATAATGTGATTACTACTTTAACTGGATTGACCACTACAGGATCAAGAGTTTTTAATACGAGAATACTTCCTAATTTAGAGAGCAATCTACCCTGTCTAAATGTTTACACCATTTCAGAAAGTAGCGAGGAAGTCGATTTTTTATCCATTCAACGAGACCTAACTTTGGCTATTGATGGATATGCAAAAAATTCTTCTACAATAGAAGATGCCTTAGACACAATATCTAAAGAAGTTGAGAATGCTTTAGGAACTGATGTCACCAGAGGCAATACAGCTTACGATACTTTTTTGTCATCAACAGAAATGGACTTATCGACAGAAGGTGATATACAAATGGGTACAGTAAGACTTCAATTTACTATTCGTTATAGAACTGCTAAAACGGATAGTGAAAGTCATTCATAAGAAAGGAATATAAAAATGGCAACTATATATGGCAACAATGGAGAAATTAAGATTTCTTCTACTGCGGTAGGAGAGGTAAAATCTTGGTCTCTGACAATAAGTAGAGATACAATCGAAGATACATCTATGGGAGATGACTCAAAAACTTTTGTTTACGGAAAAGCATCTGCATCTGGAACGATTGAAGTTCACTTTGATGATGATGACTCTGCTCAAGGAACACTAAGAGATGCTGTTCTTAACGGAACTTCAGTAGCTTTAGACTTATTTACTAATGCTAGTGCAACAAGTGGTACTGATTACTATTCATGTACAGCCTTAATTACTTCACAAGATATCAGTGTTGAAATGGACTCCATTGAAAGTAGAACTTATAATTTTACAGTAAATGGTGCAGTGACAAAGAGTGCAGTATAAGGTAAATGCGAGAGATAGATAAGCTGAAAGAGTCCTATAAAGGACAACAAAAACTAGAGTTAAAAATCCCAGAGATAGGAGATCAGATTTATGCTGTTGATCCTTTAACTGTTAAAGACGCACAAAAGATATTAGGTCTGTTCAACGATAAGAAAGAGTTTGAAGGCTTAGTAGAATGTGTCATGAAGTTAAAGAGAGAAGATGGAAGTTCTGTTTTTCTACCTAATGATCGAACTTTTTTAATGGGAGAAACTTCTATTGCTTTTGTTCAAAGAATTGGGAATGAAATTGCTCAATATTATTTATCATCTGTAAGTGCTGGTGAGGTAAAAAAAAACTCTTAAATAATGTAGATTATTTTAATTTATTCGTACTTGCTGAACATTTACACAAAACTGCTCATGAAATCGAACAAATGGATTTTTATGAGTACATAGCTTGGGGAGAATACTTAGACATAAAAAGTAAACGCAAATAATGGCTAAAGATGTAAAATTTAATATAACAGCAGTTGATAGAACAAAAAATGCTTTTAAGTCTGTTTTAGGTGGACTGAAAAAAGTATCAGGTGCTTTATTAAATTTTAAAACAGCTATTGCAGGTGCTGTTGGTGTTGCTGGATTAGGGTTATTAATTAAACGATCCTTAGAGGCAACAGACCGCATAGGAAAACTTTCTAGTGTCTTAGGTTTCTCTGTTAAAGAACTCCAAACATTTAAACTAGCTTCCCAAATTGGTGGAGTAGAATTAGAAACCTTTTCTAAAGGTGTAAGACGATTAGTCGATAACTTTGGTGACTTCATGGATGGCACTGGAGAGGCTAAGAAAACATTTGAAGCATTAGGTATATCTGTTGAAGAGGCTAATAAACTCAGTGGTGATCAATTTGCCATTTTAGGATTAGTTGCTGATCGTTTAAATTTAGTCACTAATAGCACAGATAAACTTAAATTTGCTATTGAAATATTCGGTGGTCGTGGTGCTGAACTCATCAATGTTTTAAAAGGTGGTTCTGACGCTATTGCAGAATTTCAAAGACAATCAGAACAATTTGGTGCTTTAAATGAAGAACAAGTAAAACAAGTTGAGGATTTAAACGACTCGATTGTTAGACTTAAAACTTCTTTTGCTAATATTTCAAATCAAGTTGTTGCTAATCTATCACCAGCTTTAACTTCTTTAATTGATGATTTTAATCAGTCTTTATCTGCTACAGATGATGGTGGATCAAGGATTACAGAGGTTTCTAGATCAATATCACTTGCTATTGTTAGAGGTGTAAAATCTAGTTTAAAAGCATTAGGTGAATTAGTTGCAGGTTTTGAAAATACACTTTTAAAAATAAAATTGTTTGAAAGAAATCCGTTTTTCTTTTTTACAAATGATATTCAAAATTTAGAAGATTTAACAAACGAATTAGAAATACAAAAAGCATTATTACAAAAAGCTAAAGATGAAGGTGGTTTTGTTGAAAGAGACGGACAAACATTACTTCCAGCTAAGTTTGAAGAAGATGTCATAAGATTAGAAGAATTTATTGAGGAATTAAAACAAGCTGGTCATACAATAGGATCGCCTTTTGAAAAAAGTTTATTAATTTTAGATCAAGTAGAGCAAAAGGTTATTACTGGTGGTCAAGCATTAAAACAATTATCTGAAATTGGTGAAAATGATGTTATTAAAATATCAGACTCAATTATTGTCACTGATCAAAATGTAAATACCTTAAATGGTTCATTAGAAGAATTACATGATCAGTTTCGAGAAACA